TTGGCTGAAAAGAAACAAGGAAACTTTGGCAATGGGACATACACCCTAAACCCACATACTAACAAGTGGGGCTTCATTAAGCCTAATACTCCTGGAAATGCAGAAGATGTCCCTGTACGAATTCGCCGCCACCATTTTGATGCAGGACATGGAATGTAATTATGGACCCCGCAATTGCTTCTATCATTGTTGCTTTCATTGGAGCCATCGGTGGTCTCTTGGGTGTAGCAGTAAAAGAATTTAAAAGTATGAAGCAAAAGAATGATGCTGACCATGGAGCAGTAATGCTAAAACTAAATAAAGTTCAGAAAAGTGTAGATAAAGTTGGAGAACGTCTGGACGACCATATTGATTGGCATTTGACGAAGTAACTTCTTGACATTCTGAACAAGATGATGGTATCCTTTGTGCAAAGGTTCGTGGTAACACACGTCTAACACTAGAGGAATACATGTCAGATAACTCTCTGATTGATGCGTTGAAAAGTCCAAAAGACACAACAATTCAACTTTCTTGCAAATTTATGCAAGTCCACAAAGTCCTTACTATTGAAGAGCAAGAGGCTCTTGACAAAGCAATAGAAGGAATCCGACAAGACGCAGGTCTGGGAAAAGCAAAGAAATACAGCGCTTCCTGGCTTGCCAAAGTTCTTCGTACTTTTGGTCATGATGTAAGTGTAAGCACAGTGCAACGCCACGTAAACAAGGAGTGTTCTTGTGAGCGAATTGGCTAATCAACTGTCTACTCCCCCTGAGTCTAAAGCACAAGCACTTGGTCGTCTAGTTGAGATACTTGACCGACAGAACATTGATATTAATGAAATCGGTTCTGTAAAGCGTGTATCTCTTTACCAGTCATTAACAAAAGACCAAGACGGTGAAGCACAGATTCACGACCTTGCGGCTATTCAGTTTTCGCCTAAGTGGGCAGAAGGTCCTGAGTGGAATCCTGTTAACCAAGGTCCTTCTATCAAATTGCCTAAAGTCACTGTTAAGCAATCAGTATCTAACTGGAAGAAGTGCGTTGTTCTTCCTGACATTCAGGCAGGTTTCTTCCGAGATGCTACTGGTACGTTAGTTAGCACGCATGACCCCGTTGCTATGGACTACGCCCTTGCAGTAATCAAAGCAGAGAAGCCTGACATCATTGCGCTCAATGGTGATAACGCAGACCTTCCTGAAATGTCAAAGTATCGTTTGAGTCCTGCTTTCTCGTTGACCACTCAGGCAACAATTGACTACTTGACCACGTTGTGCGCTCAACTTAGAGATGCGGCTCCATATGCTCGCATTATCTGGATGGAAGGTAACCACGAGATTCGTCTTACCAACTACATCATTGATAATGCAAAAGCAGCATTTGGTTTGAAGCAGGGTAACACCCCTGACTCCTTCCCAGTGCTCTCTATCCCCTTCCTATGCCGTTTTGAGGACTTTGGAGTGGAATACTTTGCTGGATACCCTGCAAGCCAGTTTTGGCTAAATAATCGCATCAAGATTATCCACGGCACCAAAGTGGCTTCGGGTGGGTCTACAGCCCACAAGTATTTGGGTACTGAGAAGTCCAGTGTGGTCTATGGTCACATTCACCGACGTGAGTGGGCTGAGCGCACTCGTAGTGACTGGGATGGCCCTAAGACCATTGCGGCTATCTCTTTTGGCTGTCTAGCCCGTGTGGACGGTATGGTGCCATCTACCAAGGGTGGTATGGACTTGGATGGTCGCCCAATCACTTGTGTAGAGGATTGGCAACAAGGTCTTGGGATTATTCATTATCAAGAAGACGATGGGGCTTTTCACCCTGAAATGCTTCCCATCCACGATGGAACCATGTTCTATAGGGGCAAGTTACTAGGTGTAGAATAGACCCCATGGCTGACCTTCCTGACTTTAAGAAACTGGTGGATGCCGTATTTGGCAAGAAAGACCCCAAGTCTCCACCACTTGTTGAAGTTCTTTGGTTAGACGCTTCTGATATTGATAGTGGTTGGTTCGGTCATGAGGAGATACTAAAATCTAAGCCTGCTCCATCACTATCTGTGGGTTACTTGTTTTCTAAAGATGCCCATTCAATCAAGATTGTTTCTCTTGTGAATGACACCCATGGTGGAAACGGCATAATGATTCCAATGGGTATGGTAAAAAAGATTAACTACTTGCACCGTTAAACGTAGTATCATTGATAAGACCCTTCTATTAGGAGACTTTCATGGCTACCAAGAACCAGCAAGTTGCTGACCAAACACTCAAAGGCGCAGTCGTTGGCGCACTTTCATACTTCCTTGCTAAGGCAAACATTGATGCTGGCGCACAAGCCGCAATCATGCCTCTTGTCATTACAGGTCTTGCCTATGCAAGCACCATGATTGGCGACAAGGGCACGGCAAACTTTCTTGCCAAGGCTTCAGTTGAACTTCCTGGAATTGTTGAAGAAGTAACTGCCGCTGTTGAAGAGAAAAAAGCACCAGCAAAGAAAGCAGCCGCTAAGAAGCCTGCTGCTCCAAAAGCCTAATTCAAATAATTACCATTTAATGATGGTAAGGTGTATGCAACATGGCAGTTGATTTTTGGTCCCCATCCTATAGAGCATCTTCTAGCGACCTTACGGTTGCTATTTCACCACTTGGTTTGGTGGAACTTGCAGACGAAGAGTTTGAAGTTCATGGTCCACGCTTAAACCGTTACTCTGCGGCATGGGCTTGGTACCTTGGTCACCACTGGTCGTATCGCCGTGAGATGGGTGAGTCTCAGTTCTACATGAACTATGTCCGTACTATGTCGGATTACATCACCAACTTCTGCTTTGGTAAAGGAATACAGTTTCAAGTACCAGAACAAAACGAAGCAATCATTCCACAGTTGCTTCACGAAGTGTGGGATAACCACAACTCAAAACATTACGTTCTTTGGGAAATGGGACAACTTGCATCTGTAACAGGTGACTGCTTTGTCAAGGTTGCATACGAAGAACCATACACCGACACCATTGGAATATTCCATGCAGGGCGTATTCGTATTATCCCTTTAAACCCTGCTCACTGTTTCCCTGAGTATCACCCACATGACCGTGACCGCTTGGTTCGTTTTAAATTGAAGTATCGCTTCTGGGGTACTGCTCCTGAAGGAACTCGTCAGGTATACACCTTTACTGAAATCATCTCAGATGACATGGTGCAACAGTTTGTCAACGATGAACTTATTGACGAATACCCTAACGCCATTGGAACAATTCCAATTGTGCACATTCCAAATACAACGATTTCATCGTCCCCTTGGGGTCAGTCTGACATCTGGGACATCATTCCTCTTAACCGTGAACTCAATGAAAAGATGTTGGAAGTTTCTGACATTATTAACTACCACGCTGCTCCTGTGACCATCATCACGGGTGCTAAGGCTTCTCAGTTAGAGCGTGGACCTAAGAAGGTTTGGGCTGGTCTTCCTAAAGATGCAAGCGTTTTCAACCTTGAGTCTCGTGGAGAGATGTCTGGTGCATTGGAATACATTCAGTTCATTAAGCGCACTATGCACGAGATTACGGGTGTACCTGAGACAGCACTTGGTCAAATGCAACCTATTTCCAACACATCAGGTGTTGCTTTGGCTATTCAGTATCAGCCAATGATGAACCGTTTCATGATGAAAAAGGTCCACTTTACTAAGGGTCTTGAGCGTGTTAACGAACTAATTATTCGTACAGCGGCAATCTTTGAACCATACATGCTTTCGTATGACCCAAGTCGTGCAGAGCAACCAGAGAAGGACCAGGCGACTCAGTTAGACCCTTCTGACCCTCTTATCTACAAAACAACAGTCCACTGGCCTGAGCCTCTTCCCGTGGATGTTCTTATCAAACTCAATGAAGTTCAGTCTAAATTGGCTCTTGGTTTGGAATCAAAAGAAGGTGCTTTGCGTATCCTTGGGGAAGAATTCCCACGAGAGAAACTAAGTGAAATCTTTGAAGAATTACAAGACGACGCTATTGACCAAGGTGCCTTGGACATGATGCGTGCTCAAATTCAACAAGCCATCATGCTTGCTACGGGCATGTTGCCAGGTCCTGATGGGACCTCTCAGCCAGCGCCGTCTGGAGATGGTAATGTATCTAGTGCAGGAGGTAATCCTGCACCACTTCCTGGCATTGGTGCTGCGGCTCCAATGGAAGGGGAGTTAATTAACAAACTGGTATCACGGGCCTATGGTGGGCGTTTTGCTCAACGTAGAAACCCAGACGAAGATAATTAAAAAAGTTACACTAAATCAGTTCCAATTAGCCAAACTAGTGAGGTAATACTATGGCAAAGAACCCAAATGTCCCAGAAGGGGACATCATCATTGTTCCTACAGACGCTCCGATTGTAGAACAGTTTATTGAAGATGCAATGGCAAAGACAAACGGAAAAGTCTTTACCGAGGATGATGTTGAAAACATCCGTAAGCAGGAAAAAGACAAGATGTACAAGCGTCTTGAAGAGGCTGACACCCGTGTGAAAAGCATGGAAGAGCAAATGTCTATCATTGCCGCAGAGCGTGAAGCCGCTCGTGCAGAGGCAGACGGGCGAGCAAAGCAAGAACAAGAGTTGATTCGTGAGCGTGAGACTGCTGAACTTTCTGCTAAAGAACTACTGCTTAAGCGTGAGGACGAATTTAACTCTAAGTTAAGTCAGATTGAAAGTGACTATAAAGCACGCTTTGACGACATTGAACGTCAGCGTGCCGCTCAAGAAGCACTCCTTGAAAAAGAACGTGAAATGCAGGCAATTAACGCTCATCGCCAGCGCCGCATTCAAGAAGAGCAAGAAAACATTATTCCCGAACTGATTGACCTTGTAGCAGGAAACAGTGCGGACGAGATTGAAAATTCAATTGCCGTACTTCGTGAGAGAAGTAATGCTATTATTGAATCAATCCAACAAGCGACTCAGCAACAGCAGGGTCGTTTGCGGGGGGTAACACCTACGTCACCCCCTATTGGGCCAATGGACACCCAAACGGAGTATCAAACGTTGACAGCGGAAGACATCCGCAATATGCCAATGGAAAAGTATGCACAGATGCGTGAACGGCTCATGAATGCCCGCCCCAACAGGGGCAGGTATTAAAACCCCAAAATAACCCAACTACTGGAGGAGAAATCCAATGGCCCTTCCCGCCCCCCAAGGTGGTGCAATCACAGGTGCTGGTCTCGGTTCAATTACGACCACAGGCTACTCAAGTGACACCACACTCAGTCCCGCAATTCAGACAATCTGGTCCAAGGAAATCTTGTTCCAAGCAATGCCTGTACTTCGCTTTGAGCAATTCGCTGTCAAGAAGACAGAACTTGGCGTTATGCCAGGTCTTACCATCAACTTCATGCGTTACAACAACCTTACGGTTGACGACGCTGTTGGTGCCGAATTGGTTGAAGGCGTTCGTATGGAGCCAGTTGCTCTGTCTGCAAGCCAGATTCAAATCACAGTTAAGGAACAGGGTAAGTCTGTTGCTGTAACTGAATTGCTTCTTAACGCATCATTTGATGACGTTATGGCTTCATCTTCTCGCCTTCTTGGTCGTCACATGGCTCAGTCAATGGACGCACAGGCCCGCAACACACTTTACGCACCAGGCGTTCCTTTTGGTGGCGGCGCTGCTGTTGCTCCAAACGTAGTCTTTGGTCGTACCCCTGCTGCTGCCCGTGGTTCAATCTCACCATACGATGCAGGTACCCTCGGTTCTGCTTCTGCTCCAGGTTGGCTCTCTCCTGCTGCTGTTAAAGACGCAGTTGAAGTTCTTGCTAACCAGAACATCCCTCGTTTGGGCGATACTTATGTATGTTTCGTACACCCTGCTCAGGCACGTGCACTTCGTGACTGGCCTGAATTCATTGAAGTAACGAAGTATGCCGCTCCTGGTAACTTCATGCTTGGTGAAATTGGTCGCTTGTACGACGTTGTATTCATTGAAACCACTCAGGTTCTTAAGGGTCAAACCGCTGGAACTGACGTTGTTGACTTGAGCGGTTCTGCTGGTCTGAACACCGACCCAACTGCATCATCGTACTCAGCAATGATGATTGGTGACAACGCTTTCGGACAGGCTATTGCATTGCCAGTAGAACTCCGTGACGGTGGTGTCATTGACTTTGGTCGTGAGCATGGTCTCGCTTGGTACGCAATCTGGGGCTTCGGTGTAATCACCCACGAGTCTCGTGTACTCATCAACACCAAGGGTGGCGCAATCTCCTAATTAGGAGACCCCACTTCAAAAGAACTCTGAGGTGGGGGGAACGGCGAAAGCCTAGTACCCTCACCAAAGGTACTTATAAAAAACAAAAAGTAAAGGATAATTCCAAAATGGCTACTAACCGCAATTCCAACACATTCGCTGAACCCGTTTCCGAGGTTGAAGAGACTGTTGTTACCCCTGTTCCAGCCGCTGGCTCGGACCTGAAGCGTGCCCGAATCAAGGGAACGTGGACAATGTACTGGGGTGCAAAGCAATTCAACTTTGAAGACGGAAAGACTTTCAACATTCCCGTAGACCTTTTTGAACACTTAAAGAAGCACGGGAATATCTACGACACTCTCTGAGGTAACTAATGGGCTTCTATATTCCTAATGCTCCTGATGCCTCAGTAATTGACCAATCAGAGCCTGACAGTGTAGATTTCACAGCCCTAGGTGACCGTAAAACAGGAATCATCTCTGGGTGTGTTGTAACCGCTCAAGGAACTCCTGACCAGACAGTTTCAGTAACTGCTGGAGAAATTGTAACTGATGGTGTATATAAATCAGTCAGTGCAAACCTTACTCTTTCTGTAGGTATTGGTAGTTCCGCAGGTCCACGTTTTGACTTAGTTGTTGTTGATTCTTCAGGCTCTCTTGCTGTAAGAACAGGAACTGCAAACTCTAACCCTGTGTTTCCTGTAATCACAGTAGGAGATGTAATACTTGCTGCCGTGTACCGAACAAGTGGTACTTCAAGCACAGTTGCGTCTTCTCAAGTTATTGATAAAAGAATAATTACTCTAAGTAATTTAATGCGTACAACATCAACAGCACCATCTACTGGTGGCAACGTTGGTGATTTATACGTCAATACAACTACATCTACGATTACTGGACAATCCCAGATATGGGTAAAAACTGGTGCATCTTCTTACGAAAACTTAGCAGAGCACTATCACCCATCAATTAGAAGCACTGCTAGTTCCACAGACACTTTGTCTGTTACAGACATCAATAATGTTATTGAATACTCTGGTGCTTGCAACATTCGCATTACTACGGCATCTAATGCTGATTACCCAGTAGGTTCTACTATTACTCTTGTAAAGACAAGTGCTGAAGCATCTGCTGTAGTTGTTGCCACTGGTGGCTCTTACGTTACCGTTTACTCATCATTGGGTTACAAATTGCGTGACCAGTGGTCTACTGCTTCTCTTATGAAGCGTACTGACGGAACTTGGCTTCTCTTTGGAGACTTGACCTCAGCATGATAATCTCGGGCGTTGTTGCATCTGCTTCACGACCCGCCCCTATCGTTGTAACGGGGGCGGCTAGTAGCACCACGCCTGCTCCAACTGTTGTAACCAACGCTGCTTCAAACTTCAACCAGAACTCAGGAACTATGAATGGTTCCACTAGTTCTGGAACTCTTTCCTATTTGTGGGGAACAACGTCTAACCCAACTACTGCTACGTCGTCAGCATCTCTAACGGGCTTGCCTACAGATACAACACACTATTTTAGAGCAGTAGGCACTACAACTACTGCAACAGCCTTATTAACTGGCACAGTTACCTCAACAACCTTTACAACAGTTGTTTTTCAATGGGGTACTTCCAGTGGTGTTTATCCCAATACAGTGTCCGCTGGAACTGTAAATGAGGCTGTCAGCCAATCAGTTTCTGCTTCTATTACTGGTCTTACACCTGGTACAACTTATTATTATCGTATTCGTGCAACAACGCCTACTGGGTTTGTATATGGCTCACAGCAAACACATGTAGCACAAAATGCCACGGCACAAGGTTCTGTTTTATCTTTTAAAACATATAGATTTTTATTTGAATACCTAACAGCAACTCCTGCTGGTTCAGTATGGACACCACCTGCTACATCAGGTGCTCCTATTAACACAATTTATAACGTTGTTCTTATTGGTGGCGGTGGAAGAAGTACACCCACAAGTGGAGAGGAAACAAACTTAGGTGGTGGAGGAAGTGGACAAGGCCGTTTAATCAATTCCATATCTTTCTCAAACAACTCTCCTATTACTGTAATTGTTGGTGGGGGCGGTCAAAGCACAACTGTTCATACTGAAACTGCTAATGCTGGTCAAGAAGGACCACCTCAAGGGCTGCTTGAAAATCAAAATGGTGGAACTTCGGGAGATGGTTGGAGTGGTGGAACTTACGCTAATTACATAGATTTCTTTGGTGGCACAAGTGGTAGCGATACTGCCGCAACTGGTGGTGGTGGTGGTGCTTCAGGTGCAGGAACAAACGCTTATTTAACTGGTGGGTATCCATATGGAGCAGTAGGTGGTAATGGTGGTCCAGCACGTACATTAACTTGGACTGGTATTGATGGCACTGCTCGTGAATGGGCTTATGGTGGTGGTGGTGCAGGTAAGTACCTTTATGGTTCTTCAGGAAGTAATGGTGTGCGTGGTGGTTATGGCGCTGATGCAACGCACTCTCCTGAAACAGGCCGTGGTGGTGGCGGTTGGAATGGTGGCGCAGGTGGAACTGGGTTTGTGTTTTTTGAATACTGGGGTCCATGAGCCTTTGTAGTATTCTTTAGTAATGGAGTTTTTGCCTAAACCTGAAGGAACAGTAGAAGATATTACGTGCCTTCGTCGTATTATGTCGCACCGACATCGTGACCCACAGCCTCAAATTAATCAACCATACCAAGACACCATTCCAGGCGAAGGGTCAGGAGACCAATAATGGCACAGACACCCCTTGAACACACAATGGAACTTGCCCGTAACTACCTACGAGACTTTCCAAAGTTCTTTCAAATCACTTTTGATGCCATTGGGCGCACCTATGAACTGGGCCAACTTAACATTGACCCAGATACCGTTTGGATTGCAACCACTGTAGGAGCAAGCGCCACAGAACTTACAACTACTGACTACCACCTAGATAACCGTAACGGTATTTTAAGATTAACTTCTACTCCAGCGGCTAATACTAAGATTATGGTTGAAGGCTATTACTATGAGTGGATTCTTCCAGCAGACCTTCAGTTCTACTCAGAACGCTCAATTAACTTCCACATGCCTACTGTTCGTATCCCTCTAGAACAGGCAAGCCCTGCTGTGTTGGACGTAGTGGGCCTAGGAGCGCTTGTAGAGGCTTTACAAGCCCTTATGACAGAATATGCCCGTGATATTGATATAAGCACGTCTGAGTCCGTACACATCCCTGGTTCTCAGCGTTTCCGTATGCTTCAAAGCCTCTGTCAAACATGGGAAATGGAATACCGTAAGCACGCCAATAACCTCAACATTGGTCCTGAGCGTATTGACCAATTTAGTCTTCGCCGTGTATCTCGTACAACCAACCGTTATGTTCCTCTTTACTTGGCAAAAGAACTTGGAGATTATGGTCCAATGGAACGCATCTTTGCTGAAAAGACCGAAGGACACCTTATTCTTGAAGAAGAAGAATCATTGCGTACTGACGTATTTGTAGATTCTGAACCACCTACGGGCTTTACTAATAACGCATTTTACTAATGGATACTCGTAGAGAACTAGCCCATATTAGAAAGCACTACAGGCGTTACCAAGACGCTGTAGGTGAGACTATTGTCTGGTTTGAATTTGACCCCCTTGCTACAGCGGCTTCTGCTGGTTCTACATTTGATGACGTTTACGACGAAGGAAACTCTGGAGCAGGTGGTAAAAAGTACAAACCTGGCATCATTATCCCTACTTTGATGATTACTGAGGCTGAAGACACCAAACGTGCTATCCCTGAAGGTCGCCAACCCGTACAAATCGTTAACCTAGTTGCTTCTGTAGAAGACATGAGAACTTCGGGCATCTCAAACCCATATGAGTACCGACACCACTTGAATGACATTTTCTTGTATGACGGACGTTACATGTCTGTTATGTCCTACCGTGTTCGTGGTCGTGCTCGTGAAGACCTTATGGTTGTTGTTGAAGGCTTGGAACTTTACATTAATCAAGAAATGCCGTTTGACCCAGGTCCAGAATCACTGGGTGTGCAGAACGACCCTTGGCCCCCCACACTTGCCAACACCTGATAAAATGTATATAACCTTAACGGCGCTCGTTAAGGGGTCCAACGCCTAGAACCTTGTAAGGATGTGCCAATGACTGGCTCTTCTATGACTAACTCAGACACGGGTTCAAACGGCATTGTCACAGGCATTTTTGGGGTTGTGGCATACGCTGAGTACATTTTAGATAACTACGACAGCGTTGTTACAAACCTGCTTCAGGAACACGCCAAGGAGCAACAAAGTGCCCTTCGTAAGCAGGCAAAGGCTTCTGATACGGGTTGGAAAGACATCGCTAAGCACATCAATGTGAACTACAGCCATGAAGAGCGAGAGTTTAATTACACGGTAAGTGGTAAAAAGAACCAACAAACTGCTATGAACTTAGAGTACGGGAATGGTCAAATCCCCCCAACTCCTTTACTTCGCTCTAATATCCTTCAAACGCAATACGATTCAGAGAACGCCATTAACAATAAAATGGGTGCTGAATTCATGAAGGGTTACTAATGCGTACTGGTTTCCTGCTTGCTGAAGACGAAGCCCTTAAAAAGAGATTGGCTACTTTGTCAGTTTCTGATGACCGAGAAGGCTCCCGCCCTGTTCAAGTTTTCTTTCGCTACCCCGATACTGAGACTGAGCGCACATACCCATTCATCACTATTGAGATGATTGACATCGTTCATGCCCGTAACCGTCAACATTCTGAGAATGAGTTAATTTATTTTAATACTACTGGTGGAGCAAGTGCTCCTGCGGGATGGCAAAACCGACCAAACGCCCTTACTTACTGGCCCAGTGAGTCTGAGGGATTATCTTCAATTACTAATAAAAATAACTTTAAAATCATTGCTACCAACGAATTTGTACCCGTAGACCTTGTATACCAGGTTTCTACATACACACGTACAGCACTTCATGACCGCCAGTTGTCGTCTATGATGATTAGGAAGGTTTTCCCGTTCCGTCGTTCTTCAATACATATTGATGCTGATGGAACAGACCGTCGTATGGAACTGCTGGACTGGACAACAGCCGATTTGCTGGATGCTGAGGCAGGATACCGCAAACGTATCTTCCGTAAGATTTACACGTTGCAGATGGGGGCAGAATTGCCATCCTCTGATTTATATGGATACAAGCAGGCAACCGAAGTAATCGCTAATATTGATTACACCGATAATTAAATGTTTTGTACCCCACCGCTTCTTAGGAGTTAAATTATGCCCCAATACACCTCACCTGGTGTTTACGTAACCGAGAGTGCCTTTACGACATCTTCCGTTACTGGACCAACAACAACCGCTGCTGCCTTTTTGGGCACAGCACAACGTGGACCTACTACACCTGTAGCAGTAGAGTCATGGGGAGCATACAAGTCTTTGTTTGGCGACATCTCCAGTGCCTATGACCTTGGCTACGCTATCTACCATTACTTTGCAAATGGTGGTCGTACAGCGTATGTATGCCGTGTTGTAGGAGCCAGTGCTACTAACGCTTCTGCCACAGCAAGCACAAGCAACTGGTCCATTAAAGCATCTAACCCAGGAACATGGGGAAACAGCCTTACTGTAGTTGTAGAAACAAGCACTATTACACAAGCGCCAACTCCTGCTATCACGCTAACAGTCAAGAACAACGGAGCAGAAGTTGAGCGTTGGACTGAAATAAGCCTTAATCCTGACAGCACTCGTTTTATTAATAACGTTATTAATAACTACTCAAAGTATGTAACAACATACAATGTGACAAACTACGCAGGGGCAAGTTACTCTGTTGCTGCTCAGACCCTTACCTTGTCAGGTGGTGCTGATGGTGCGGCCCTTACTAATGATGCAAGTGCTACTACCCAAGCATCTTGGAGCACTGCCCTTGATGGTTATGACACCATTCAGGGTCAGTTGTTGTTTAACCTTGTAGGTAAATCAAACGCAACTATCATTACAGATGCCATCAACTACGTTGAAACACGTGGTGATTCTTTCTTGATTATTGACCCAGACCCAACTTTGGGCACTGACACACAAGCAATCAAAGACCTTGTGACATCCTACGGCGCATCTTCGTATGCCGCTGTGTACTACGGAATGCTTTCTATGAGCAATCCTGCTGCTGGTGGTTCTGCATCAGTACGTAATACCTACCCAGGTGGTGCACTTGCTGGTTTGTACACTCGTGTTGACGTTGAGCGCAGTGTTGCTAAAGCCCCTGCTGGTTATGCGTATGAACTACGCAACACCTTTGGAGTTGTTACTAAGTACACCGAGTCTGACATTGGCACATTGTATGCAGCCCATATCAACACACTGAAAGCAGTTCCTGGTGCTGGAGTTATTGTTAATGGTGCTCGCACTCTTAAGAAAACTGACCTTACCAAGTACATTCCAACACGTCGTAGCCTTAACTTTGTAAAGGCAAACGTTGAGCAGATTTCACAATTTGCAGTGTTTGAACCTAACGGTGAAAAGTTGTGGTCAAATGTTTCCTCACGTATCGCAAACTTCTTGTCCAGTTTCTGGTCAAACGGTGGCCTTCGTGGAAACAGCGCTTCGGAAGCCTATTACATCATTTGTAACTCCACGAATAACACAACTGCCAGCATTGAGGCTGGTGAAGTAAACATTGAGGTTGGTGTCGCCCTTCAGACCCCTGCCGAATTCATTGTCATTAATATCAGCCAATTCGTTGGCGGTACCCAAGTCCAAGAAAACCTCTAAGGAGTAATCAATGCCTGTCGTAAGAACCGACCCAATTCGTAACTTTAAATTTGAAGTTACTTTCATCCCCCTTGACCAGGGTAATACAGCAGCCCCAAACACCACAAGCCTAGGGCAATTTGCCGCAGGCATTGACGGTATTGGGTTTGCAGCAATGTCTGGACTTACAGTACAAAACGAAGTCATCCAGTACCGTGAGGGTGGAATGAATACCCACCCACACAAGATGGTTGGTCAAAGCGACTTTGGTCCAGTTACCTTTAGTCGTGGCGTTATCTCTAACCAAGACCAACTGTGGAGATGGCAACGTTTTATCCATAACTGGCAGTCAGGTGTACCTGGTTCAACAGGTGGTTCCGATTACCGTTGTGACATTGTAGTAAAAGTGTACGACCACCCACACTCAAACGCTTCGTATAACGACAGCGTAGAGGTTGGCAACAAGACCACTTTTATTGGAACACCTAAATTAGGTATTAAGATTTTCAATGCATTCCCTAACGCTTATGTAATGAATGGTCTTAACGCAGGTGCAAACGAACTGCTCATTCAAGAAATCACTCTTCAAAATGAAGGTTGGATTCTTGCTTGGAATGAAGCAGAAATCGCTGCCCTTGCAAGCGCAAAATAAATAAATAAATACAAATAGGAGTATTAAATGTCTCAGACAGATTCGGCTAACGCCGTTTTATCAGACCCCGTACCATCAATCAATGAAGCCCCTAACACGGTGGTTGAGTTGCTTAAAGGTATTTACAACCCAGAAACAGACCAGTGGGAAACAACTGCGTATGTGCGAGAGTTAAACGGAGAAGATGAGGAAGCCTTGGCATCCATCACTTCAAAGAAAACCCTGTCCTACGCTGAGTACATGAGTGCTCTACTGTCTCGTTCCGTTCTAAAAATTGGTGATATAAACGTAGAAGGTCAATCTCACTTAATTGACCAGTTACTTGTAGGTGACCGTGACATCCTATTTATAGGAACTGTAAAGGCCACCTACGGACGTGTACGAGACCTTGAAGTTACTTGTGGTAACTGTGACGCAACAAACTATGTGTCATTGAACCTTGATGATGACTTCTCCATTGAATACCCAAAGACCCCGTTGTACATTCCAATGGAAGTCACCTTAAAAGACGGGTCAGTGGTAAAATTGAATTATCCGTCTGGTGCGGATAGTTTATACGTTGCAAAAAAAGCAAAAACCACCGCAGAACAAAATACGCTCATGTTGTCACGCTGTGCCTTTTGGGACAGTAATCCTCCTAGGGATAAGGAACAGTGGGCTAAAAGTCTAAACCTCGGTGACCGAGGTAAGTTGGTAAAGGCGCTATCCACTGACCCTCCAGGTCCAAAGATGGAGGAGGTGAAAACTCAGTGCGCCAATTGTGAGGAAGAACTCCTCATAGTTATGGACTGGGTTTCACTTTTATTCGGTTAGTTTAAAAGTTACGTATTGGGAATATGAAGCAATTGCTTCTATGTACAAAGGATTCGGTCTTAACGATTTGAAATCCATGACAGTACGCCAGAGGGCGTATTGGTATCAAATGGCTATTTGGCGTAACTCCAATAAATAAAGGTTAGAGATGGCTGCTAAAAAATCTACAGAAGCGCCCGCAGGTGCTGGAGCCTTTGAAAATGATGATATGGGTGCTGGCGCTGAAGCAGGCCGTACAACCGCATCCATCAAGGTCAACTCAAAAGCCGCCATTGACCCTACGGCTTTTAAAGAACTAAATACTGAGTTTAAGAAACTACAAGGTTTTGTAACTACGTTTAAAAACGACTTACCTAGCCTAATTGAAGGAACCCGTAAGTGGGCAACTGCGCTTAATACAGTTGCTAAAAACATGGGTAAGGTGTCATCCGCACAAGGTGGTCCAGGAGGCGGTTCTTATATCCCTATGCCTGGTGGTACCAATGTAGGAAGTGGCAACACTGCTGGTTCACAAACTCAAATTGCTAATATCTATATGGGTGGAGGTGGAACATCTGCGCCTACTGGTAAAGATGTGGCTGGTGACTTAGCCAAGCAAATAGCATCTGCAATTGGTCAGGCTATTGAAGGTCGCAACGCCCGAGGAGCATCATATTCATTGTCAGCCGACAAGATGAATATGCTCTACCAACAAATGTCTGGGTTAAACCAAAACCAGACGTACCATAAATTCCGTGAACCTCTCCAACCATACCGACTTGGTATGGGTGGTATTAATGAAGTTCTTGGTTTGCAAGCAACTACTGGTTTAAACGCTCAGAATCAGGCTAGAAGCATTGATGCAATGCGTGCGTCGTCAGGTTATGCCTATTCAACATCTGACCTTGCTGCAATGACAAAGCAAATGGCTAGTCCTGAAGCCGCAAACATGATGTTTATGACCATGGGTACTGGCATGTATGGTGTTGGTGGAAGTCAGAGAACACAACAACAAGTGTTTCAAGACGTTATTAAACGACGTGGATTGACCAGTGAAGGAGCAATCAAGGGTGCTCTTCAACAAGGTTCAACTACTCGTGCAGCCCTTGAAATGTCAGGTATGACTGAAGAGCAAATAAATCCATTACTTCAATATGCACAACAAAACGTTGCTTTTCAAAGGAAAGGTGGCAAAGGTTTTTATGACCCTTCTAAGAAAAGCCAACGTGAACTTATGGGCGTTGAAGGAAACTTTGCATCACAGGCTGAAGAAACAGAACGTGTAAAAGCAAACCGAGAAGAGAACTTTTACAAACGTCAAAATGACAACTATGCACAAATGGAAAGAAACATCCAAAATGTAAACAAAGCGCTTCAAGCCTTTGAAGAAAAGTTGTCAAGCATTGCTGGTGCCCGCATTAGTACCAAAGGAAGCATGGCTAAAAGCGTTCTTAAGTGGGGAATTGCAGGAGCAATTGGAGCGGCAGGTGCGGCAGCGTCCCCATTTACAGGTGGTGCATCATTAGCCGCAGGTTTGGCTTTAGCAACGACTGTTAAAACAGGTTTAGACTCTGCTATTGGTGACGGTTGGACTGGTGGTGAAAATAGTTCTTCATCTACTCCTGCTTCTACAGGCAGTAGTGCTCCTAGTTCAAAAACGCCTGTAACAACTAACAGCACTTCTGGTAAAGTACCCGAAAACGTAAAAAGGTCAGAGAAGTTTTTAGGAAGATTAAATCCACGGTTTGCTTCTCGTGTTCGTAAAATGCTTGAAGCAAACCCTCGTCTGTACATTGGCGGTGGCACACGCACTAGTGCAGAACAAAAGGCTTTGTTCCTTAGTCGTTACTCTGAGACAGACGAAAAAACAGGTATTAAGTGGCAAGGCAAGTATTGGAAAAAGCGTAATCCAAATGACCCAGATGCTGCACCACCTGGTGTATCTATGCACGAAATCGGTATGGCGGCAGACATCCATGGTGATGATAACTGGCTAAATAAACACGCCTCAGAATACGATTTGATGAACTTTGCAAACGTAAACGATGAACCTTGGCACATACAACCTAAAGAGTTTAACCGTGGTCAATGGGAGTACAGACAAGCAGGTGCTCCGTGGGGTCTTAATGGCGCTGGCGAAGACTTTGACCCTGGGGTTGAAATAAACGGCTCTAAAGGTAGTGCTGTGTCTTCTGTTGTTTCAAAGTACACACACAGTGGCGGTGGTTCTTCAGGAGGCGGTGGAGGCGGTGGAGCAGGCGGCGGTGGATACCGATGGGCTGACATGTCTATGAGTTCTGTTATTAACTCTGGTCGTAAGGGCGATGGTATATATCCTGCTAATAAGGCAATGTCTTCTAAACCAATTAAAGGTTCCTCTGGTTCTCCATTGTCTATGTCTGGTTCTATGAACGCAATAGTACAAGGACCTGCTTACAACGTAACCATTGCTCCAAACATTACCGTGCAATCTACAGGCTCATCTGCAACTGACGCACACAAGATTGCTAAAGAAGTTACTGCACTATTGGACCGAGAAGTCCGACTAACACTAATGAGGACATCATAATGCCAGGTTACGCATCAGACCAATTCTTTGGCTACTCAGGGTACGAAAAAACTGGTCAATCTATACATCGTAAACAAGATGATAACCCATCTTTTATTTATCCTGCTAATAAAACGTCACCGTTGTTTACAACGGATGGTGGTGAGTACACAAGTAAAAACATTCAACGTGGTTTTATTAGAGGTATCTATCCCGCAGCGCTAGGAAAAGTTGCAACACCTAACTCTTCTAAAGTCAAGCAACGTCGTTTGTTTTTCCAATTCAATCCAACGACCCTTGACCGAAGCGTATCAATGAGCAGTTCAGTTCTTAACCCACTTCTTCAAGACCCATCAAACCTTCTACAGCCTGTTCCAGGTATGAGTGATTTTTCGTTTGACATCCTATTTAACCGTGAAGCCGAAGTTGCATCTAAACGACATGAGAATTCGCTAGGTACTGGAACATTGGCTTCCAATAGTTTAACTGGCAACTTAAGTAACTACGGTACAACAGATATGCCTACAACATCATCTGATGTTTCAAACATTGGTGTTCTTGCTGATTTGTATGTTTTGGATTCTATTATTGGTCAATCCATTACACAAGACATGGTTGACTTTCTTAAAGACTACTGGAATAACGCTTCTACACTATCTCAAACATCTTATGATTCTGAAAATGGTGGTGCAAGTTTTACTTTTGATTCAGATAAATTCCAAACAACAGTTCAAGCAAACTTTGGCAACGCCGCATTTCTTAGCCCTTTACCTATTCGTGTTGTGTTTTCTTCACTATTTATGGTTGAAGGTTTTGTAACATCTAGCAGTGTTCAATTTATTAAATTTACAAGCAATTACGTTCCTACTATTTGTAAAGTTACTTTGAACATTAGAGCGTTGTATGTTGGGTTTGCTCGTGAAAAAGCGTACTTATCTAATGCTTTAGAAACGGCAGTTGCTTCAGCAGCAGAAG